ATCTACATCACGTGGCTTATTATAAATTTCTGATTTTTGAATAGCGTCACATAACTCACCTGCTTCACCAGCAATACCTAATGCGCCGTGAAATAAATTAAGTTGTTCTGTGCCCATGTCTTTAGCTGTACGTTTAGCTAATTTTGCATATTCATTAATCTTCATTACGTTCTCCAAGTTAAATAAAAAACTACATACCTGACCGAATAACTATAATAGCATCTGTCTTAGGTCTTTTAAGAATTAACTTCTTATACAATATATTGCAGATGTTTTCAATATCTTCTGGCATATACTGACCATCTAATATTACCTGACAATAATTAGCAATCTCTGCTAACTTTACTTCCCACTCTCCCATAGGATGATTAGCTAACCGTTCCATAAGTACAGGATGATTCGCACATTCTAAGTTAAGATTAATAAACGACTGAGGAAATATATTCACGTGAACCCAACGAGTTCCTGTAAGATTTTTAACTTCTCTACGTAACTGTTCTTCTTCAGTTTCCTTAGTTACTATAAGTTTTCCGCTAATGTCCATGACTGAATACCTGTAAAATACTATTAAGATGAATAGCCTGATTTAATGCATCATCGAAAGCATTGTGCTGGCTGCTTTTAAATTCCACTTCTGGTACTGTACTTTCATATAACTTAAACACTGTACGAGCATCCATAACATCACGATGTGTATACGGTAACGGTAAGTTACAAGCTACATACGCTGCTTCTAATATTGGGAAATCAAATCTTGCTGGCTTAGCCCAGAACACTATCTTACGAGTTGGATTCTTTTCTCGCATAGCTTTAATATACTGATTGAACTGTAATAGAGCTTCATACAAATCTTCATTACCAGAGAATACATCTTCACGAACTTTAGCATCTTGTAACTGCCACCAAGCTAATGTACCATGTTCAGGAGTAAGTCCATACGTTGCATTACTAGATGTACTAATCTTTACGTTAAAGAACCAATCGTCTAATACATCAAACTCTTTACAAGCTACTGCGGCCAACTGTACAATACTACAACCTGGTTTAAGTCCTGTAGTTTCTAGATCAATCATAACTTGAATAGCATGAGATATATGCTTAACTGTTGTTCCATTCATCATTTCACCATGTTTCTTTCTTCTTGCGTTAAACAACTATAATCTAGTATATCACTAGACACCTCTTCAATTACTTTCTTATTAGGTAGAAAGCCACCACCAACTGTTAATACTTTATTTGCTGCTACTAAGTTCCTAACCATTTCAGCTAGATCATTTAACTTATCCATATCATTATGAACTATTTCCCAAATGTCTTTCAATGGCATAGCGTATGTTGCATTGTTTAAGATACTCATAACCTTGTGAGTAATGTCGCTGTTTCTACTTTTACCAAATTCACCGAGAGCTTTAGGCATAAGATTTTCTGTATGAGTGAGAACTGTGTTAGCTATAACTACATCTTCTTCTGTAATAAAGTTTCTAAAGTTACTGGCACTTATAATTAAACAGAGCTTTAACATATGAGTAAGTCTACGAGTTGCATAACTTTCAAACCTAATGTCATCAATGCCGCCCCAAGTCTTATATATCTTATCTATTAATAACTTAACTTTCGCACTTAACTGTGTCTTACCAACTGCGTATTGCTTAACCATCATAAGAGACTGTACTATATTAGCTGTTGCCTCTGCTGTAGGAGCTACTGGAAATGTTATCTTTCTTCCTGTTGGCTCACCATATATAAGTAATAATCTACCAAAGAAACCTTGACCTAATGTGTCAGTAGGGAACGCACGAACAAAGTTAGTAGGTGTATTACCTCCAAGAATATTGACAGTAGGATTGTTGATATTAACACTCTTACCATTCTTAATCCTATTCTTAAACACTCCCTCAAAATCCCATAGATTACCCAGAAGTGATATGAACTCCAGATTACCGTTTCCAATAAAGTCATTGAATTCATCACAAGCAATATACATCTCACTAGCATCACTGTTATTATCATCATCTCCCCATAGATTGTTATCTAACATACTGTCCGCGTTTTTACTGTTACCATCGCCCTCTGTATCTATTCCTGCTAAGTCTAACATAAACTTCTCTTTACTACTTTTATCCGCACTGATTGTATCGTAACCTGTCATGCTTAGAATTTTCTTACTTACTTTAATTGCTGTACTTTTTCTTGCACCACTGGTTCCTATTAGCATCACATACTGATTAGGATTAATATTAAAATGCCCGAACTCTAATTGATACTGCCGTCCTAGTAAAGCACCTAACATACTAAGACAGCTCCATCTATTATATATTGTGGGAGTTTCAACATAACCTATATAGTCTAGATACTGTGTTATAAAATTATCTTGTGAATTAGTTAGACTATCCATAAGATTCCTATTATTATAATGTTTGCCTACTAACTGCTATTCCGTTTCGCTCCAACGGTAAGCTCCCATATTATCTTTACCAGATTTAATATCAGCAGGAACAACATAAGTACGAATAATGTTATCAGCCCCACAAATAGTTACTGGTACTTCCATTCTCTCTCTTACCATACCCTGCAAATACTCATGACCTATACGATGTTGGAAAAGTATAGAGTCGTGGATTTGAGCGCATAGCTTGAAGTGTTTAGCATACTTGGGATTAATTGCTATCTCATAGAATACACGTAGGTAAGCTATATTCAATCGCATAGCATTTTTGTTTTGTGAAACGTGTGCAACATAACCATTCTTATCTAGCTTATTATCTCTGGGATTACCAAAGCAATATCTAGTCCAGCCTGTTAATGGCATAGCATCATATTCTTCCTGAGTTGGAAAGATAGGTTCTATATCATAAACTTTAGGCTTGTACATCTTGTCATGAGAAACTAGCATTTTAGTTTTCATAACTTCCGCAACTACTGCCGGATAGTATGTACTACTTAGTGTCGGATATGTCTTGTGAAATACGGATAGTAAGTATTCAGATACTTCCCGTAGTCCCCAATGTCTAGGAAGTTGTAGCAATCGTTTAGCTTCCCAAACCATATCTTCTCCCATACTATCAATAAGTACTGACCATCCCATAAGATAGTTAGCTCCATGATTAACTGGTTTAGCTAACTGTCTTAGAGGTTTGTTCAATGTCTTACCAGCAGTATTATCATAGATCTCTGCATAAGGTACACCGAAGAAAGCACTAGCATTACGAGAATGAAAGTCATCTTCACCACTAACAGCATCTATATAATTACTATCTCCACTAGCATATGCAGTGTCTCTAGATTCAGCTTGAGCACTATCGCATTCTACAAGTACAAAATCATTATCAGCTACAATAGTCTGCTTAACTTCTTTACCGCGTGGAACATTCTGAATATTAAGTCCACACCAGAAAGCAGATTCCTTAGAAGCTAATCGTGCTGTATCTGTATTGTGTGGATTAAGTGAGTATAATATACGACCCTTTAATTCTTTAGCTTTCTCACCTGTAGTAAGATAAGTAGATACTAGCTTTCTAGTTCCACGTAGATCTAGAATTTTATTTACTATTCGCTTATTAAGTGGATGACGATTACCAATTTTCTTAAGGTGTACTTCATCACTAGATGGTATATCACCACAGCCAAGTATCTTTCTTAATGCCGCATTCTGTGGAGCACTATTAACATTGTAGATAGCTGGATAAGTTCCTACCATCTTAGACAGGAGAATATTATCTTTCTCAATCACAGTATCATAATGAGCTTTTGCAACTTCTAATGCTGCCATATCCCGTTTCAGTCCTATAAGTTCTGACATATGACAAGGGAATGTTAGTGGGAACTCCTGTAAGTAATTAGCTTTCGCCCACTGAGGAGCTTGTAATAACCAAGAGATTACAACCATAGCAGTAGCATGATTATCCAGCGCATTGTACTTATAGTATTCCATCTTATCAGTAGTTTGTGCTAAGTCTTTCCAGTACATAGCTCTACGAACAAAGAAACTATTTAAGAATGATAAGTCTTTAGGAAGTTCTGAATACCAGCAATGCATCATATTAGCTGTATCATATAGATAGTTATACAGAGGTGCGCTATAGCGAGCTAAGTAAAGACAATCATACTTACCATTCTGTAATGCTTTAGGTGCTTTAAGTTCTGAGTTAAACTTACGCATGATACTAACTGCAAACATATCTTCTATGGGAAGTACCACAGTGTACATATTAACAGTATTGCTATCAGTGTTAACCCACACAGCAGTATATCCAATACACGTGATACGTAGATCTTCCTGCACAGTTTCAATGTCAACAGTAATAAAAGTAGCGGATTTAAATTGGTTGAATATTTGTTCATAGTTAGTAGGAGTTAATAGCTCCCAATTAAATTCTGGTTGTTCAGTCCAACTCTCAGGATATACTAACTTGCTAATGTATCTGCGAGTAAGAAAGCTACCATAGGATACACGTACTAGATGCTCTAAAGGATTTACAAATACAAACTCTAGTCCATCATATGTAAAATAGGAACCTGTATAATTATCTAAGCTACAGGAATTTTTCGGGTTACCATAAGCTGCAAGAAGTTTAAGTAATAGATCTTTGCGGTTACTAATTACACCTGTAATACCACGTTGCTTGCAGTAGCTAGTTACCTGACTTAATACTAATACTTCATCTAGCTTTACGAATACTTCTGCTAAGCCTACCATAGGTTTTAACATTGGTAAGTAGTTCTTATCTTCTGGTGTTCCCCAGAATACTAACTTCTGATGTGCCATTAGGTTCTCCAAATATTAAGTCCTTAAACTGAAATATCCTAAACAGTAGGTACTAAGTATAAGCTACCGACTGAATAGGATATTTGGATTTACAACTTAAAAGTAATTACAGCTTACTAGCTTACTAGCTTACAATACAGTGAGTTGCTTAATACTTGTGTACTGTTTGACATTTTGTGGGTCACGCTTATCTTCACGAATATCTGTAATGACTACGACTTCCGCACCATTAGCTGCTGCCATTGTTGCACGTGGGCTAGTAGTTCCGAAGTGAGCTGCTAACGGTTTTAACAATTCTTTCAACTGACCTTGAGCTAACTCGTTATCGCTGCCATCTTTCTTTTTCAACAAGAATAATACATTGGTAGTATCACCCGCTGTAATTGGAGTATCTGTTGGAGTTGCTAACTCAACTGTTGCTACGGCTGTCAATGCTAACTCAACTGCTGCTGTACCGTTAACTTCTTTATAATCAAATGCAATCTTAACTGAATGAGCGCCAATAGGGAACGGCTTAAACTCTGGAATATCTGCTAAGTCATCTAAGGTAGCATCTAACAAGGAATCAATACTGGATGTGTTTACTGTTGACATGATATATTACTTTCTATAAAAGAGATAAAGATTAATGTGTACAAAATGTACGGTTATGAAACGCTTTTACTACGGGTACTACTGGGACTACTTACTACTGCTGGGATTACTACCATACCTATTAGTATTTAATATACCATACCTATCATCAGTGCCAGGTATAGTAATATTTAATTCTAATATAAACATACAGCAACACATAGCATGTGCAATATGTGACAGACCTGTTTCTGGGTCATTAGTTTGACCACCTAAGTAGGCAAAGATATGACGTAACGCAGCACCTAATAATCTAGTACTACTAATACCATTACGCCAGTTATGTGCTGCATACTTATGTGCGCCAAATGTAAGTACTTTAGATAACTCTGCTATTGCAATACTAGATAGAAGCTGCATCTGAGGTTTATCTGAATCATACTTTAAACCTACTGACTTGTCAATCGTTTTATTTTCTGTTGGTAACGGATGAAAGGTTTCTGTTAGATGAGCTTTATCTATCTTAGCTTCCATCTCACTGAGATGTGTATCTAACTGTTGCTTAACTTCTTGTGCAACATCATCTAGTCTACGCTTAGGTTGCTGATGTTGTGGGCTAACAGTATTAATAATCTCAGGTAGTGACTTATTAATAGCAGATGCAAGTGCCATGTTATTAGCATGTTGCCCACTAATTACTGCGTCGTGATATTCCTCATAGCTAGCGTATTGCCATGCACCTACACGATAAGGTCTGACACTATTATTGCTCATTACTCTACTCCTTCAATTTTAAAGATACTGTTTTTAAAGACACTATTATTATCAGCTTCTCCAAGATGCAATGCTCTAGTAAGATAGCTAGGAGCAAATAACATTGGAGGAGTGTACATACCTAACTGATAGAAAACCTGTGTCATAGGCTTAGCATATAGTTTTGGCTGCTCTTGATTCTTAGCCATTGTTTAACCTTTCTTATTTAAAAGTAAGTTTATGTTTTGGAACTTGTGGAAGTTTCCGCTTAACTGGCTGCATATCTTTCCAGTCTCTATAGAGTCTATACATACGCTCTACAAATAGATAGGCTATCATGATTATAACTAATGACATGCTGCCACCTATGAATAAAGATACATATATAGTTTCTGCAGGTACGTTAGCTATACTCATGATATACCTTTCTAATTACGTTTAAGTCTAAGATTAAGCAATGCTTGCTGTGCTGGAGTTAACTCAGGAACTGTAGGTGTGCTAGTAACAGGAGGTACGTTAGTAATAGTTACTGGAGTTCCTGTATTAATTGAAACCTCACTGCTAACATTGCTAACTACATCAGAGTCTTTCCAGCTAGTAAATATATCTAACAGTGTAGGTACTTCTTGTTTCTCCATAACTACACCACTACGACTACCAGTTACTGCTTGCATTGAGTAGTTAGTACTACTACCAGCCCGATGCTTTTTATTAATCATCTCAGTGTATACAACTTCATCAAAGTACTTAGCTGTAAACATAGATGACTTAGCAGAACCAGAACTAGGAACAATACGTTGCTTACCATCTTCCATCTGTACCATTTCTTCATGCGTGATACAAACAATATTATAACCTGCTGCCTGTACTTGAGATAAGAACTTATCCATTAAGAACTTTAAGTTACCCCAATCATCAAGCTGTAACTTATAATCATCTGGCTTATCTTTAGTAATATGAGAGATCATACTATTAGTAAGCTGGGTAAGAGAATCAAATACTACAATAGTATCTAGTCCTACTTCATCTAGACATACTGTATCTACAGGCTCATTGTTCTTAGCACATAACGCACAAGATACTTTACCATGCTGCACACAGATACTAGTCTTAGTTCCTTTAATAACTTTAAGCCAAGTCTCTACAGCAATAGGAAATACTTTAGAATCTGGAACAGAGATAATATCAATACGTGACTGCCAATCATCTGGTAGTTTAAGTAATGTACTCCAACCTTGTTCGTTATCAAACCACAGTAACTTGTAATGTTCTGCTAGCTTGCCAACAAGTTCTGTCTTACCAGTCTTACTTGCACCATAGACTAGAACTCGTTTAGTTACGCTTGCTCTTTTTTGATTTAGTTTCATGATCTCTTACTGCCTTTCTAAACTGTTGAACTTCCTTGATAAAATTAATTCTCTGCTGTATAGCTAACTTTAAACTACTAGTCTGTGTAACTTTATTTATATGAACTAACTGCCCTAACATACCTTTAAGCTGAAACAAGGCATAGTTTTCTTTCTGTGCTAGAGTTTGTAACTCACTGCAAGGTTTAGCCAGTTCTTTTAGTTTCTTGTTATTGCGAATCATAACTTAATATCTCCACTGTCATCATAGGTTAAGGAACTTAATTCACTCTCACTACTAACTGCCATTTCCGCGCTACTATCCGCGCTACTAGTACCAATCATCTGCCTGTTAATCAAATCCATCAGAGTGAGTTGGATATCGTAGACCTTATTGTCTGCATGATCTTCAGGAATATAACGTGTAGTAATGAGCTTAGTAGACAGAGTACATTGATTAAGATACTCGCAGTCTCTGAAAAAGCTATTACAAGATTCACCACGCATAGGATACACACCAACAGATTCATATAACTTAATCGTTTCAATATCAAGTAAGAGTTCTTGAATCCAAGTTGCTCTTTGTAAGTAAGTCTTGGGAAATGTGAGTTGTTCATAGTTCATATCTTTAGTTAGGTACACTAAGTATAGTACATCATAGCTAGTAATATCAGGACAGATAACATCTAAGATAACACTATAGCCAATACCTTGAGCACTATTTTTATATGTAGTTGGATTAAGATTAGTAGTTGATGATGTCTTAAGTTCTAAGATCATTACCTTACCACTAGTTTTATGTTGCAGTACTACGTCAACAGAGCCACGCATCTTAAAGCCATCAGGAAAGCTGATAGTAAAAGATAGTTCACATGCTGGCTTACCATTGTACATCATGACTTCATAGTCATCTAGGAATCCAAACTGTCTCATGTTAGCAAACTTCTGCACAGCAGCTACAGCTAGATAGAAACTCTTATTCTGTTTCTCATTGAAGTCAGCTAAGTCAGCATGAAAGTCTAAGAACATCTGGAAGATAACACTATCCTCAGATTGTCCTGCCATCAATCGCTGTACACCATCTCCAACTACATGACCAAATGCAAATGTAAGGTTCTGATTACTTTCCGCTAGTGGAGAACTAACATCATCAGTAGCTTTAAGTCTGTATAGCTGATACTTACGTGGGCAAGTGTGTAAGGTTAGTAAGCTAGAGTAACTCAGTAGCTTAATCCTTGGGTCTATCTCTTTTGTTTCAATGACTGTAGTTTCCATGCTACTCTCTCTTGTGCGTTCTGATCTAGATGATATAAGGCTATTAGTAACAAGTCTGCTTGTCTATGTGCTGTATTGTAACCTGTTGGAATTGGTAGTGCATGATATAAGTTAGTAGCTATTGCTCGCTTCTCAGATGGAAGATAGTGAATAGCTGTACAATCTAGGAAGTTAGTAAGTAAGTTAAACTCATATAGGTTTAGCCTAGACTTAATAGCTCTAGTATATATCAATTCAAACAGTGATAACTTAATGTGGGAGTTGTCCATTCCTAACTTCCTCAGCTAATAGTTCTGCTACTCTAGCAATGTAATGCTGTTCCACAGTTTTAATAGCTGCATTGATTAGTTCATCAGAAGAATTAAAGTCAGCTAAGTGCATAGTCATAGTACCTTCATAAGTAATATCATTAGCTTTACTATTAAGTACAAAGGTAATACGATAATCTACTGGCTGTATTCTCATACCTACTAAAGTAAGTCTGCTATCTAGGAAGTCGCCAGTCCAAAGATGCTGAGGTTCATTAAGTTTCTTAGCAGTGTCATCATTATCGGACATAGCGTTCTCCTGTTATTAGAACATATCTAGAGTAAGTGGCTTCTTCTTACCAGTAGCTTTACTACCTTTAACTACTGATGCAACTATCTCAGTGTTAGTTTGTTTCTTAAGTGAGTTAACTATAATACCAAGTTCTTCCTCAGATAAGATAGTAACTAATTCAGGGTCATCACGTAATTGTTTGTGTATGGTGCGCAGTAATACTGGCATAGAAGGATGGGAAGTTAGCAACGCATTGTTAAGCTGTGCGATAGCTTCATTGAGTACGTATGTATCAATCTTAGTAGGCGCACTATTTACTACAGGTTCCGCGCTAGTAGCTACTGCTGCATTAGCAACGAGAGATTGTGTAGCTGCCATAGCACTGCTATTAGTAAGAGTACTAGCGATAGGGCTGCTAGCTTGAACCAGATGCTGTCTAGTAGGTTCTTGGGAAACATCAGTGTTGGTACTATTAGTGCTATGAACAACAGTGGCAGCAGGTGTATTGACATTACTATTATCTCCTACTTGTTTTTTTAATCTAGCTAATGCTAGTAGTCTAGCTGTGTTAGCATCGTTAACTGCACTCATGATTACTACTCCTCTGTGGAATACAATGACTTGTACAACTCTTTAGCTTCCAAAATCCAACGAGATACTACAATAGTATCACTATGAATTTCTTCTACTTGTGAGAATGGGAACCAAGTATTAAGTTTATCTTTTGGAATATTAGGATACTCAATAGGGTCTAACTTCCACAAGATAGCTTTACCTGTCTCACCACCATTCTCACCTACTAGGGTAACTAACTCTTTATGTTTAGCCATGATAGTACTGCTCCTTTTAAATCTGTTATAGGGTAAGATAGCGCGCTTCATTTGCTACCTCCAAAATGCTTTACTTCTACTAGTTCCCAACGCACATAATTAGTGAGAAAGAAACGAACTCTATTACCTTGACAATCATAACTGATCTTGCTACGTTTAGCTGCTGTTAATTGCTGTAACTTAAAAGCGCTATCTTCATCCTTAGCTTTAATAACACCGCGTACAATTCTACGTTGGAGTTGAATCGGTACAGTAACTGTACACTTTCCAGTCTCTTTAAGTTGTTGCCATATGCGGTCGTATTTAGCCATAGGATTAATCAATTATAAGTTAGTATGTAATGCAGATTTTATTAAATATTATAGGCTAGGTATAACACTTAATAAAATGCACTTATATCCTAGTAGCGCAGATGTCTTTCAATCTTCTAGCCTATGAATATAAGTGCAAGTAACTGTTTCTCGCTCACGTTAAGCGAACGTAAGTACAGTCTAACTCACGTGCAGTACTAATTACAGAGCCAACAACAAGTTAGTTTCATCTGTGTTCAACAGAGTTTCTAACTTAGTATCCAAGAACTGTACACAAGCTGCGAACTGTTCACCGTTAGGTGTGTTAGTAATGTACAATGCTAATTGATCTTTCAACAGACCAAGTACAGGCTTGTTAGTTTTGCAGTTTGCAAACTTAGACAAGAATACTTTAGCTGCCAATTCAACAGACTCTTTAGACTTGTTGCTAACTGCTGGCATAACAGCAATGTAATCAGCAGCAAAGTCTTCCCATACTTCCTTAGCAATACCATTACCACGACGATCAGCTTGTGGCAAGTTAGCAATACGTTCCCAAGATAACAGATCATATGGGAAGTTATGTGCATTAACTTCTAAATGATCGTTAACATATTCACGTGCTACTTCAATGATAACACTAGCTACTGCTTCTTGTAACAGTTCTAGTTCCTTACCGCCTTTTTCTAATACAGCAATGATACCTTCTACTGATAATACTGGCAAAGGTAACTCAACTGTAGCACGTTTAGTTTCAATCTTAGTTTCTGGGTCAGTAACTTTACGGAAGTGAAACTTAGTTTCTTTAATATCCACTTGGTTATTAAAGTTAGCTTTGATCTTAGTGTGATGTTGTTCAACAGTTTCAGCTGTAGTAGTAGTTGTTGCTACTGCTGGAATTAAAGCTGCTGCTGTTACTGCGTTTGCTGCGTGATTGTGATTATGTTCGCTCATGATAGTTCCTAATTTAAGATAAGTTACTAACTCTTAATACAGTGGTTAGCATTACTGTTTAATGCAAGATACTACTTGGGGTTTGCTACTAGGTGTTTCAGGTGTTTCTGTTACTACTGAGATTGCATTATGCCATATAGTTAGAACGGCGTCAAGAAATATTTTTAATCTAGTTAAGAGTATTCGCATCACCTTTATAGTTACTAACTACCCTAAACCAGTTTCTCATTAGCTAGTTGTTTACCTTTAAAGAACTCTGCTTTCTCTGATAGAGTATTACCTTTAATACGCTGAGATAATATTCCTTTAGTGAATGTATCATCTTCACAGATTACATATAGTTCTTCCCTTGCACGAGTTACAGCAGTATATAGAAGTTCTCGCTGTAGCATAGTGTTATGACTAGAGTGTAGCATTAAGAATACTTTACGGAACTCTGAACCTTGAGACTTATGAATAGTAAGAGCATAAGAAAGTAATAAGCCATTAATATCTGCTGCTGTATCTAGTTCAATCTCTCTACCAGTTTCCAGTAACTTAACTGTGATCTTATGACTAGCTTGTCTAACACGATCTTTATCATCACTACCACCAAGAGCTACAGTCTGAGCTAGTAAGAAGTCAATATCTTCATCGCCAGTACTTTCAAATGCTAGATGCTTACTAGTACTATCTGCACTACTACCATCATCAAATCCCCAATAGTCTAGTGTTAATGATTCAGGTTGTGCTTTACCACCACTATAAGAACCATTGGATTTAATAGCAGTAATGATAGCATCTTCCTTATCAAATAGTACGCGGTCACCAATACTAAAGTAATGCTTATTAAATCCTGCTACTACTTCCCATACTACACTGTTACGCTTTCTAGCCATATGCTGTGCTATATGCTTGTTTAGTTCAATAGTACCACAAGCCTTATTGAATGGTATAAGTACCATATCTTCATCAGGATTATAAGCTCCAGCATCTATAGCTACCGTAAGGAATTTCGCAATAGTAATACATGCCATATCAGGTGCTATCTTTTTCTTCCAAGGATGTAGTGTTAGCTGTCCTTCTACTTTCCACTCAGTATACTGTGCTTTAGGTATTGGATTACCAGATAGTATTCGATGAGCTAATCTGATAATAGGAGATTCTAAAGCCTGACGATATACTTCAGTAAGCTCTACTACTGGAAGCTCTAACATCTTATACCCTAAGATAGCAGCACCAAATACTGGAGGTAACTGTTGAATATCACCTAAGAATATAAACTGTGTATTAGCTGGAAGTGCAGAAGCTAACTGATTATATAGTTCTACAGATACCATAGAAGATTCATCAATTACTACTGTGCGAATACTATTAGGCAGTGGACGATGAATAGATCTAGTAGGTTCAAAGCGCATAGTGCTAGTTTCCTTACCAGTTTCTTCATCAATAATATCATAGTAAACAGGTTCATATTCTAATAGCGCATGAATAGTCATACAGTTTGCTTTCATATCATCAGGCATAGCACGACGTAAGTTAGCTACTGCACGACGAGTAAATGATACGCATACAATCCCAGGAGTATTACTAGGAAGGTACTTATGACCATCAGATACTAATACACCTGCAATATTCTTTTGAATAAGAGTAGTAATAGCGCCACGCATACAAGTAGTCTTACCAGTACCAGCAGCACCAATAAGAATAGATGATACTCCAGTACCTGCTAAGTTCATAAATTCTTGCTGCGCTTTATTGTAGTTAATAACTTTACCTGACTTATCTACGCCTAGTAATACCGCGTTACTAACAGCATTAAGTTCCGCTACTTTATTAATAGCATCCGTAACATCTTTAGGATTAATTTCCATACCATCTGTTACTATTAAGTTCTTGCTAGTAGCAGCTTTCATTTCTCTAGCTTTAGCCATAAGTTCTGCTAGGCGTAATTGCATAGGAGTTAGTGTTGGGTTAGTAGTCATGATGACAGTTCCTTAATTAATGCTAAGTGAGCAGTATGCCCTGTCTCACATGTACCTGTGTATACAGCCTTACTAGTAGTAGTAATAATAAACTTATTAACCCCTGCTGTTAGTGTAGGACAGATACTAATGGATTCTATATGGTTAGAGTTAATACTAACAGTTTCTGCATTAACTTTTAAAGTAAGATATTTAGGCATTGCGTGTTCCTTTTCCTTTATGTTCACTATCTAAGCGAACTATTACATAATTGTAAGCAATACCAATTTCCGGCATAGCACTACGAAAACTACACATTACACCACACTTACTATTCTTTACTAATGCAGGTGTACAGTTATCATACACTACATTATAAGTCTTAGTACTGAGTTCATCTGATACTACTATCTGACCATCTTGCATACGCTGTTTAAACTTAGTAGCTGTATAATGCAGTAAGAAGTAAGAGCTACATGCTTCTATATACTTAGGAGCCATATGGAAGATATGAGTTAAATGCCAGTGTAAGTCAGCCTTGGAGATACCGTATTTAGCTATAATCTTAGTGTTAGTAAGAGTAGTTACAGGTTTGTTAGTATCTGGTAGTAAGTTAAATTGTTCAGTCGGAGAGGTAGAATTTACTAAGTTAGTAATTGGGTGATCTTTAATAGCTTCCTGCCAGCGAGCTAACTTAGAGAAGCTAGTATTTTCAAATTTAGCGTTTGCCATGATTAAGACTCCTTACTATCATCAGGGTTTTTATTGATACTATTCCGGTGAACTTGTGCACTATCCCATTTCATCTTAGCTTTAATATACGCTAACTTATTAGGATAATCTTTTTCTACAGGCTTACTAGTTGGCGCCGTTAGTAACATAGCCATCATGTTAGCATCAGCTACACTAGCTTCTGGGTCTAAGATACGGAAAGTATTACTAGTAATATCAATATCACCAAGATCTAAAAAGTTACGCTTACGTTCTGCACCTGCACGTAACAATGTCATCAGGCTGTTAGCATAGATACTGCCATGATGTATGTTATCTTCAAAGTGTTCTATTAAGATTTCTAGATCTTCATCTGGAATTTCAAAGATAGCTTCAGTCTTAGCACAAGCTATAATAATACGACGATAATAGCTAGTAAGTAATTCTGGCTTATTATGTTCATTGTAGCATACATATGCTGGGTCAACTTCTCCAGCAGTAATAGCCCAACTTGCTAAGCTAGCAGCATAATCATCTACACACTTAGTATGATCTTTAATAAGTCTTTCTAGTATTGATTCTTGCCGTGATAGTTTCTGATACACGTTGATAGACTTATAGGAATTCTGATAGTCATTCCAATTATCTAACCAAACTTCTATCCACTGATCAGAGTTACTAAGATCAGCAGTAGTAGCATCAATACTGATACGCGGTAAGTTTAGCTTAGCTTGCACCTGTTCAGTATCCATATCAGTAATAGTTTCTATTACATTGATAAGCGCATCCATATTTTGAGCTATGATAGCATCAGTGTATTTATTGCGTATTGCTGGAATACGGAAGTCTATAAGGTTAGTGCTATTAAATAGCGCAAGATAGTAAAGATAGTTTTCAAGGTCAGTATTCTTTCCTTCCATCCAAGCTGTTACATATCTATCTTTTAGTAGTTCTTTAGAAGATAATGCAAAGATAGGATGTGATACTTGGCGACCTGTTAGATATAGACTAAAATGTTCTACTTTAAATTCTACTCCGCTAAGGGAGCATAGTATTCGACTCATAATATAAAGTTCCTTTCGTAAGGATAGTTAAGGTTTAGGTCTTAGTTTTTAATACTGAGTTTAACGCACCTGCCAATTCAACTTCTAAAACATCTACTAATTTATACTTAGGACTAGTAGTAATTCCATTAATACCTGAATCTACGTAGTAATTAAAAAGAACAGCCTGTAATAACTTAGCTTGCTCAATACTGATACCAATAGTTACCAGATCAGTAGCTGGATTTACTGTTACTATCATGATATGTACTCCAAGTTAGCTACTGCTAAGTTAGCTTCACATTCCGCACAGAATAGACAGTATAGAATGAATTCATTTACAGACATACTAGATACAGGATGATAAGTAGTAGTATCTTCTGGATAGTTATAGAAGTTACGTTCGTTATTATCTATTACTAGATTCTGTTGTGCAGCTAAGCTAAGTTCCTCAAACTTAGTAACATAGATATTCTTAGCATGGAACTCACAGTAGTTAAAAGCTTTTACATAGAGTTCCTTAGCTAGTGCATTACTAGCAATACGCTTTGGTATATGT